TAATTGGTCAACTCTTTTTTCGATTTTGCCGATGTCTCTCATTGTGAATCGGCGATTGTCAATATATTGAGTGTCGCAATCAGAAGCATTGAAAGTAAATGCTGGAATATCCAGATTATAAAGAGTCATCGCATCTTCATCATCTGCTGGTAAAATTGGGTCTTCTGAAGAAATACCAGTTATTACTTGGAAAGTTCTATCTTTTGTCAAAGTAAGTTTATCTTTTCTTGGTAAGAAATAGACAACGTTTGCTGTTATACTTACATCTGCATCTGGTAAATCGTCATTAGCAAGAAGACCACCAGCACCAGTTGCACCATTCGCAATACCTTTGGTTGGGCGAAAGTCAATACAATCTCTTAGTTGTTTTGTTATACCAGTTGTAGGACTTGTAAATGAAGGTATGTCAGCGTAATCAACACTATAAGATTCTACCGAAAAGTAAGAGTTTGCAGCAGAGTGAGAGAAATAATCGAAAGTGATGAGAACGTTATTTGCTGGTGGTTTTTGACCAGCCTTCAGAGCAATCGAACTATGATCGTAAAAATTATCTTTTTGACCATCATTGAAAGAATATCGTGATGTAATATTATTAACGTGTGCAGTATTTCCTTGAGCAGTTGATACAATTGCAAACTGAGTAGCAGCGTCACTTCCAGAAGCTGCGGCTTCAATTACATTTGTTATTCGTATAGAATCTGATACTCCGAGAGTTTGTGACCCTGTAAAAGTAGCAACTACAGCATGACCGTTTGCTAATCTAGAATTATGTTGTGCATCAGTTGCAGCAGTATCCAGAAGAACGTTACCATGTGTGATACCCGAAGCAGCTGAAATAGAAGTTGCGTTTACTCTTGTTTTTGTTTTTGGTGATTTAGCAGCATAATCACAAGTAGCATAAACTAAACCAGATAATGTTCCCGCACCGAAAGTAACACCATCTCGTTTGGGTGTTATTGTTACTTGGTTTGTAGAAGCTGTACAAGCAACTGTTACATTTATAACTTCACCAGAAGCAATAGCAATAACTGGATCACTTCCTCCTGTTGATCCTGTTGCTTTAACAGATGCTCCGTCAGTAGCAGCAACTAAAATATAGTTTGCTTGAGGTGCTGCTAACACTGTTCCCGAACCCGCTAGTCCCTCTGTTTCAAAAGTTGAACCAGTTGGAGAAGTAAGAGTAGCACCAGTAGAAGAACCAAAATCAAATGAAACCGCAAGTTTTTCTTTTCGTTGATACTTGATACCTTCTGCTGTAAAGGTTGTTCCACTCTGAGAACCTATACCTTTTACGTTATCGAACCCTATAGGAAAAACCAATGAGTTTACGTCAGTATCAAATAGTTGTGTGTTACTTGTTGCATCTCCTGTATCAACTTTACTTGTAAGGTCAACATCCATTCCAGGCGTATTCGCGAGTCCATAAGTAGAGTTTGCTATTGCAATTGCCTCTGCTTCTCTCATAGAAGATGTGATTGTTACTTGATTAGCAGTATCAGCACTAGTTGAAAACGAGAGATTTAATAATGCTCCCAATCCGTGTTCGTTTATAACAAAATCACCAGCATCTTCCCCCGATCCTGCAGTAGTTCCTGTACCTCCACTACCATTGAGGATTAGAAACTCTGTATCAACTGAAGATTGTGTAGCATCTTCCAGTGCAATTTTTGTATTAGCAAAACTAACAACTTCTCTTGTTTCTGACCCTAGTGTAATCTTCGCACCAGCATAAGCAGCATCTTTAGTAGAAGATTTTGCTTCTTCAAGAAGAATAGAAGTTTCACCAGAAGTATAAGAATATCCAACATTTGCTGTAAGAGAACTCAATGCAGTATCGAAAATATACATATCGAAAATGGCAGTGTTACTGGTAGATACATTCGTAAATGTACCAGAGTCATAATCGATTTGACGTATTCTTGTAGTTCCTATTTTTGTAGAGTTATAACTATTTGCAGTAGTGCTTACAATATTCGACAACTGAACACTATGAACGTCAAAAGTTGTTGCGATAGCTTCTGGATCAAAATTTGATTCGGTTGAATTACCAGCATTAAAGTTCGTAACTTTTATGTTATTTCCAAAGTTTGGATTGATGGGAAATGTTGTCTGAGTAAATACTTCTCTTCCTTTTTTGACATCGACATATTCAGAAGAAATACTTTCATATTCATAACCCTTGACGTAAGCTTTACCTGGCTCTAATGCAGCAGAAACACGATTATTGTTGTGTATTATTTGAGATGTTCCATCCCCCAAAGTATTAGAAACAACCATTGATGTTGCGTTGGCTATTGAAGAAACATTTGCTGTCGCGGTTGAATCAGAAGAAAGATATATGTTATCTCCTACCACAAAGTCATTTTCAAAATCTGTGAGAACTCCTGTAATAGTAGTATCAACCGAAGCAGCGGTAACTCCTGTTGCTCCTTGATGGTCTATTAGTTGAATAGGAAATGGTTTGATTGTGTAGTCACCCGATTCATCGTATGTTCTTCGTGCGAGTGTTTTCTCAATCTCTCCGTAAACTGGATATTTTGTGTTTTTTGTGGGTGTTCCGCTAGCAACTCTCATCAACTCAATAAAGTTTGAGTCAGCATTAGCGACAACTGGATCTGTTGAAGTTGTTGCTTTCTTAGCAAGAACTAATTCAATCTTGAAACGAGTAGCGCCAGGAGCATTTGCATTTGTTGTTCCAGAAGCTGAATCAAGAAGTGTTGTATCGGAATCACTATCAACAATTGATTCTGTTGTGGTTAATCCAATTCTATATGTTGGTGTGTCACTATATTTTTCAAGAACTAACGTTTGTGCGAGACAAAGAACAAAAAATCCATTTACAAAATATACACCACGATTGATACTAACTACTGAAGCACCACCAGTATGAGCAGTAGCAGCTACAGTTGCTGTTGTGCTAATCGAACCTTCGAGGTAAATCGTTGACCCAGCTGAAAATGCTGTTCCAGATATAAACTTGACAATAAGAGTTGGTGCATCAGAACCAACCAAGTCGATTGCTGATATGACTTGAGCTCTAGTTGTTCCAGCTCCGACAGTCACACTCGTACTGGAAAGTATTCCACCCGCGAAAGTAGTTGCCGTGTCATCAGTTGATAATTTTACAAAAGATACTTCTGTATCTAAAGTGACTTCCCCGCCCAAAACTTTACTACCATCTTTGAAGATGTGGTCACCGAAACGAGATGACTGCTTTTGTAAAATTGTCTGTAATTGGGTAAGTTCTCTTCCCTGAACGGCAAAACCTGGCCGGAAAAGAACTCTTAAAAACTGCTTATCCTCATCGTAATCGTCATAATAAGGAGTAACGTTAAAATCTGTAGTAACATTTGCCATTTATTTTATCTTTACTAAAATTCTATGATGAGTTTAATGTCTTCTGTTTGGTCAGCTGCACGAGCAACAGGAGCACGATTTTCTATGTAGATAATTTTACCAGAACCGATTTGCATCGCTCCGTTTGCTACGTTTGTCAATACAGCATTACCACCGCTATAAGTGATATTAGCTATTGTGGTAGACACTCCTGTAAAACTACTTGCAGTGTTTGAAGTCGTACACTGAAAAGAACCAGGCTTTCCGTCATAGCCGGCACTTGTATTAGCACCATTAGTAATATTCACAACTGTCATTGTACTAGCTGAAGCGTTTACATCAATAATGTATCCTGTTGCACCATTAGCACCAACAGATAATTGACTTACTGCAATATCACCAGAAATTGCAGCTGTATTGGAAGTAAATGTGAATGTCTTCGCTTGAGTGACAGCAGCATCTGTAATTCTAGTAAACCCAGCGTCTACATTGGGGTCAGTCAATAAACCAATTTTACGAAAATCATTTGATGTTGTGAATTTTCCTGACTCATCCTGTGTGAGTTTTGTGTTTATCATTATGAAGAAACCACCCAATTCGGCAACAGGGTCATATCCATGTCCACCTTTTGGGGGAAGAATTGTCGTAATAGCTGCAGCTGTACCAGAACCGTATCCTTGTTGTTCTACGGTCAAGGTTGCTGTTGTATAACTGTTACCACCACTTACTACTGTTACACCACCGACTGAGTTGGCAGCAGAAGCATTAGCAGTCAGTATAACTTCAGCGCCATGTCCATCTCCGTTTATTTTTGCAAATGGAGCGACATTAGCGGTGATTGTTCCAGACAACGCGGGAACAGTTGCATCTAGAGTAAGTGTAGCATTAGGCGATGAATAACTCATATCCGTAATTTTTCTCACATAAGAAGCACCACTAAAAGTAAAATAAATTGAAGAGTTATTATAATTGTCCGCTGTTTGTAGAGTTGAACTGGCCAAAGTAAGTGTGACACTTTCGCTGGAATTTGTTATCGTTTTATTATTTTCAAAGTGATAACTACCACCATCAGTATCGACAACAAAAACATCCAGAGCACCATTGACTGTATTAAATTCGATTGTTGCTTGGTCAGAACCATCATTCTTTACTCCACCAGAACCTAATCCACCAGCACTACCTGTATTTCCGTATGCATTAGCATCTCGTAGTTGTTTTACAGGAATGTAACTTGATGTTACAAATTTCAGAGCATCAGAAGCGGAAATAGAATACATATACTTCCAGATATAACCATCAGAAAGAGCAGCGGGTGCTCCAGCATCAGAAGCAACTGCTGTTGGTTCGACTGTAGAAACTTTTGGATAATTTGTACCACTTATTTCTACTTCTGCATTGTAAAGACATTTGTAAACGTTGAAGCTAGTGTTCATTACATACATCGGATACAAACTTGCGGAGGTTGTTCCAGTTCCCGATGTATTTGCTAATGTCTGCGAAGTTCGTGTGGATAAAAGTTCACTTAAAACTTCTGTATCTGTAAACATCGAATAATGTCTACCAGAAGTCCAATTATGTCTAGTGATAACATGACTTACATCTGCAGAACTAATTTTCTTAGCAGCAATCATATCCTGCCAATGAGAATATGCTGTATTTGATGTTGAGTCAGAAGATGGACTTGTATTTGTACTTGGGTCTGGAATTGATGTATCGTCAAAAGACCCTGACCACGAATCAGATTTTCCTATGAAAAGATATGAGTTCGTTGATAAAGCCGTAGAAACAGCAGTATTGGAAGTTGCTGATCCTCCAACTAAGGCTCCCTCATCAAACATTTCAAAAAATTGTCGTGAGTTATGAATTCTAAAATTCTGTGTTACTAGTGCAGGCACGGCTTGTTCTCCTTGATAATTCTATGTTCTGATATATTTATACCGAAACTCTCTGGTCTATTCGATGTCTGTGAAAAAGGAATCCATTGTTATTTTCGTGTGGAACACCTTTATAAGTAAATGGTTTTTCTAAATGTATTATTTGTCGTGTACTATCTGAATTGTTGACTTGAATAATTGAATCTTCTGTCATTATTTTTTCACCAGCATTCGATGTTCCATCTGTACTGTCTAGAACAATATTATCAGTAACATCATCTTCATCTGATATATAGTTGGCACCAATTTTTGCAAATTCCGAATCAGTAATAATAATCTCATCATTAATAGCGGTTGTATTGATATCTATTTTCCCTATATTAGCAAGAAGTTTCCCCATATTTGATACGGTTCCACTATAAGATGCATGAGTTGTAGGCAAACTATCTTCAAGTAATACAGCTTCTCCAGCATTTGCTGTTCCATCTGTGCTATTTAAAATAATCTGACTTTCAATTTCCAAGAATCTAGGTCTTGTCACCAAAGTATCTCCAACAGCAAATGTGCTATCAGTAAAATCAGCAGGAGCAGTAAACTCATATTCGTGTATTTGATATCCCGCGAATTCTCCAATATGTTCATTTCTCATCAAACCATTAAATGGATCAATTCCGCTTGATATTTCTTTACCAGCCCGAAATATTTTTCCATTAGTTGTAATTGTTTCGTTTGACATATCAAAATCTACATTGATTCTATCATCTGGTAATCCCGCTTCGCTTAAAGTAAACCCCAATCCATTTTCAGTTGTAAACAATCCGAAATTAGAATGAGTTCCATCAGCTGTCGCTGTCAGAGTTCCTGTTACTATCCCATCTTCTTGTAACAAAAATTCACGAGGATTAGCACCGACATCTTCTAGTAAAATATTTCCTTCATGTTCGATATCTGTAACTTTGAAAAGTGTTCCATTTATATCTTCTAAATTATCACCAATAAATTCATCCAAATAAATTTCATCATTCTCACGGAAAAAATGTGGTTCAGATGTTACCATTTTGGTTCTAGCTTCTTCTGCGAGCACATAATCGCCAGTCTCGTTGAGTAACGCACCATCATCATAATAACTCTCTAGATAAAGGTATTTTTCTGTTGTAATAAGGTCTACATCTTTGACAGACATAAGAGAGAAAAATTCAGCAGGATTTGTAGAAGATTGTAAAATCAAGTTCAAGAGTTCAACCACACTTTCGATACCTTCTGATTCTATTCTGAGTCTGCCGAAGTTTGAATGTTCTCCCACACCGTAATCAACAGAAGAAACAGGAATGTCGTCTTCCAGTAACAATGTTCCTTCTAGCGAATCTTCTAATCTCATAGAAGTATCACCCAATACCATTTGTATTTCAGTAGGTGTTACTTTAAATTCAACTTCAAGATCTGTTACAGATTCTACTTGAATCTTAGCATTATCGAGCATAAGAGTAAGAAACTGTTGTTCCATATCCCGATATATTGCTTTACCATCATCATCTAATGAATTGATGTTATTACTTCCTCTATCAAACATTTGAGAGTTCAATAGAGTTACAATCGCAACTTCTCCGAATAACTTAAATCCAGCTGGGTGAAGGAGTTTCAGTACATCTTCTTGCCATACGTTTATCGAATCTGTTGTTTGTAGAACGTATGAATAATCTTGATAGTAATCGTTGTCTTGAACTTTCTTTCTAGAACTTGGTTGACCAGATTCATCAGTAAACACACCTTCTTTAGTCTTTGTTGGTGTAATTACAGGTGTCAATGTTGCTTGAGTAGATTGCACTGGTGCTGTCACAGAAGGGTCAGTAAGATATCCGTGACCATATTCACTCACAGTAACATCAGTTACAGTTCCACCCAATGTTCCAATAGTAACATTCGCGTTGCTTCCAAGAAAACCACCATTTACTGAATCGACTTCGCCTCTACCTTCGTAATAAGAATTTTGTAAACTTACGGTTGGTATTGATTCGTAACCACTACCATGTGAAGTAATAGCAATAGTATTAACTGTTCCAAATGTTTGCGATTCGATTGTCATCGCACTCTTCATAGCACTGTTAGCATTTGAAATGAGAGTTACATCTCCAGATGTTGTACCAGTTCCAGAAGTAGTGACGGTAAAAATGGATGAGTTAGCTACTGTTGTAGGAGTGAAAACACCCTCAGTACCATCTGCAGTATTGGCATCACCAGAAGTAAAATCGAGAGTAATAGACAAACTAGATACAGTAGAACTTAAAGCAGATCCTCCATCTACATCAATATTGATATCTTCGCTGTTTATTCTACCTTCACCAGATATAGATCCGTTGTATAAGATAGAAGTTGTAGGAAAATCATCGTCTTGTAAGAGTTCCCCCTCAGTTGAGACAGCTCCACTATAAGTTCCTGAAGTAGTAGGAATCTGATCTTCGAGCAATACTTGTCCTATTCCATTTGGATTAACAAGATTTACTGCATTTGTATTTGAAAATGTTCCAAGAGTAGAATGTCCGAAAACTGTTTTAGTTTCACTAGCGTATCGAATGATTGTGAATTTTTTTGTCGCGGAACCAAAAGTTGCATTGTCCGTAAGCATATCATCTGCTACTGGGTCAGAACTAAATGCATTATTGATAGTAAAAAATTGATAAACATTATGACCAGCAGCAACCGTGTTTGTTACAGTTGTGCCAGTTCTAGAATATGTTCCACTCAAAGAAAGTAATCCAGCAGCTGCAGTCGTATAATTAGCAGCATTGAAAGAGACATCCTCTGAAGGATTCGTGAGAGTAGAGTCAAAAACCACTACACTAGTAGCACCAGAAATTGTTACACCATTTGAATCAAACAGAAAAAGAAAATCTCCGTTTACTATCGCTCCCAAATCATTATTTACATTTGTTGCATCTGTTCTACTTTCCACAATATTTGATCTATCATATACTCGTATTTCCGAATCACTAATGGAAATAATTTCTGCAACTTTTGTTGCTTCCGAAAAAATAACAGCATTCGCAACAAGATAACCAGCAACAACCGAAACGGAAAATGGTGCTATTGTAGTCGCTCCTGTTATATTAAATGTGACTGTCTCGACCGCCTCAAACAATTGTGTAGTAAGACGTTCAACTTGATATGTATCTTTGACAGTTGCAACTACTGCTTCCGCTGTAACCTCAACGTTAGTGTCAGTATTATCGAATGTAAATGAGTCATCTAATTGAAATCCATTACCACCAGAAGTTATGGGCATCAACGTTACTTGGTCACCAGTAGTAGCTGTAACTGTAGCGGTTCCGCCAAAACCAACAAGATCCGCACCATCTTCGTTATTCATGATTCCTTCAGATGAAGAATCTGTAGTATAAGCACTTCTTGTTTCTGGTAATCCATCTTCCTGTAATAGAAACCCCTGAAATCCAACAGCGCCCGGCAAATCTTCCAATTCCAAATGAGTAGTATCAGAAACTATGGTTATCGAATCACCTATGTCATAACCAGTTCCACCATCGGTAATTTCAATATCCGTTAGCATACCTAGAATGATTGCTGATAGAGTACTTCCAGAAACTAATGTTGCTGTAAAAGTTTCTCCGACAGTAAAAACACCCGATTCATTTGTTAGTACTAATTCTATGAGAGGAATAGTTCCAAGTTTTCTTGTCGTGACATTTGAAACAAAAGCTGTAGAACCAGAAGTCAATCCTGTAATTGTGAGACCATTAAAATTCAAATAGTCAGCATCATAGTCTAATTGTAATACAGTATCTTGTGCCCATTTACCATCAGAAATTTTGAGCAAGTCTGTTTTAGGATAATAAAAATCGAGACTTTCTTGAGCATACAATGCGCGGAAAAGTGTCTGAAAAGATTTTTCACTTCCCTTTGACCTATAAAATTCTTTCAGATGTTTTATGAAATATTTTAAATCTACACTTGCATCATCTCTAATATTTGGATATAATTCTTTTTTGAACGCCTTCAACAAACCAGATGTAGTTTCATCAGAATTGATTAGGTCTTTGAATGTCTTCGTAGCATTGAGTGGTTTTCTACTCATACTTGTGATTGTTCCACGTGCAGTGGAAGTACTTCCAAAAATTACTTCACCTACTGTAAAATTTCCATTATTGGTAGGTTCTAAAAATACCTTATTGATACCAGTAAATGCACCTTTCGCTTTAGCCGTTGCAGTTGCACCAGATGTTTGCCCTGTAACTGTTTCTCCTACCGTAAATGCATTCGCAGAAGTACGAGCAATTTCTTCAGTTAGTACATTCTCACCAACGTTTGCCGTTCCATCTGTACTATCCAACAACAAAAATCCATCTATAGATTCTTCCAACTGTATCGCTGACAATTGGTCTACTGAATATCCACTATAATACACACAAAGAGTTTCCATAAATTCATAGTAATATTCCATGAACTTTTGGTATAGTGGAAAATCTTCGCCTATAAAGGCTGGTAATTGATTCTGTACCTGTGATACTGCTTTTGCTGTTACTTTTGCTGACATAAGTTAATACGTTGTTGATGATCCAGTTGTTGTTCCAGTAGTGGTAGACGCTGTTGTATCAGTAGACGATGTTGTTCCAGTACTTTGATCGTCTTGCATAGTAATCGTTATGTTCGTATTCGCAATTTCAAAAATTTGATCTCTAATTGGAGTCAAATCATTCTGTGCCGGAGTAATAGTAAAATCCAAAGTGGCACCCACAAAAGAATCTGGTTTAAAGGAACTAATCGAAATATTCCCATTTGCATATGATACTGTTCCTGCAGTATTAGAAAGAAGAATTTTATCCGCACCAGAAAGATAAAATATTCTCAACGTTCCATTTAAGTCATCCATAAAACAAGATGTAAAGGATGTTCCTGCTGCATCGGTAAAAGCAAATGCAGAAGAAGTAACCGCACCTTCGTAAGTTGTAGACGGATTAAATATCGGATTATTGAAACTTATAGTATAAGCATTATTTGCTGTTATAGATGGTTCCAATCCCTTTTTAGCAGTAAGAGTAGTCAAGTTACTAATGACTGATGTTTCCGAATCGTCTATCAAAGTCGAAAGAGTCGAATAACGGAAAGATGCTCCAAACTTGAGTAGATTATTTGTTTTGTAATCTTGAATGGTGTCAATAACCAAATCTGCTACAGCACCAGAAGAAAGAGATGTCAAACGCGAATCGTATTTCACGGTTGTGCTGAAAATCAAATCAATGATGTCAGGATCGACAACTTCTGGTGTTATCGAAACCATATTGAAACTTGATACTGCTGATTTGATTTCTGTAATCTGTGATGTGGAAAGAGATGTTGCACCAGTTGGTTTTGCTGAAATGAAAACTTTTCCGTAAGCTGGTGTAGCATTATCTTGACCTCCCCATACAGAAACACTATCCAAACCAGAGACATTTCCTTCAACAATTTTCTTGTAATCATCTGTTGTAACAGCACGATTCTGTGTTTCATAAGTTTTCGGTGCATTAAACTTGATACTTTCAATTGTTTCTTTGTCTGAACCACCAGAAGATGCATTTGATGTTATTACTGAAACAGTTGAGTATCCTCCGACAGTTCCAGATGCAGAGAAAGTATTCGCTCCGTTTACCTCATCTCCTTCTGAAATCAGTGCTTCAAGAAGAACTATATTTCCAGTAACAGGTTTTCTTCCCAGCACACCATCTCCAAATTCAACTCTAAATTGACCATCGGTACTTTCACTAATAAAGTAAATATTGGATGTAGAATTTATTGTTGTTATATCGGTTGCTTGTGAATAAGCTGACACATTAGTATCGCTAACAGATTCTTGTATCGTAACTGTGAGTGTGTCTGTATCTGTATTAGCATTTGGTAATAGAAATTTCTGTTCAGTATTTGCAGTATTGGCGGTATATCTGAATGTCAACGGAATACCTTGTGTCAATTCAACACCAGATGCAACATATGCACCAGCATTAGCAGCTATCGTTGAAGAACCAGAAGTGCAAAAGACATAAGAAGTTCCATTTACAGTAGAGGTAAATTGTGTGAACTTGTCAATTGTAATGGTTGCTGGCGAATCAGTTGGTGTGACCGAAATCTGAACATTTGCTTTCGCACCAGTTGAAGATTGTGGTGTGTATCCTAACATAGATGCTTTGGATACTACCGAATCTCTCAATTGAGCAGAATCTAAAAATGATTCACTCGCAAGCATATTGACATAGTATGCGTTATAATAAGTGTTGTATGCTAATATGTCTAACATGACAGAGATTGCTGAACCTCCAAAATCATGATCCGAAAATTCTGACTGAGAACCAAAATAATCCTTTAGATTGTTCTTAATTGAATCAAAATCAAGTTCTGCAATATTAAGTTTTTGTATTTCTGCCATGTGTTTCTCTTATGGTCTAGTAAAGACGGTTTCTAATTTTTGTGGTTGTGACTCTGATGACACATTAAATACCACGCTCACTACATAACGATTCTGTTCTTCTTGTGCTTCTACTTCAACACCGATTACTTGAGCTCTTGGTTCGTGTCTTGCTACAGCTTCTAATACTTCAGATTTAATTCTTTCGACTGTAATCGGATTCATCTGTTCAAACAATAGTGCCGTGATGTTTGATCCGAATTCTGGTTGAAATAGTCTCTCATTGAAGTTTGTTTTCAAAATTGAAACTATAGCTCCCTTGACAGCATCGCCGCCAGATTTCTTTCCCATGTCTCCGCTCATGGGGTTGGCGAACATACTGAACGCCAGATCTTTATAAGTTCTCGTTTCTATAGACATATTACCTTTATTTATTAGAATTAATCACCCCGATATTAGAGACAATAACGGATCAATAGCAGCAGCTCCACCCATCATCATAAAACCAACCGAATAATCTAAACTATTTGGTGGACCGTTTGTCGCATTAGCAAGTGCATCCTTAATAGCGTTATTTCCACCAGTTGTTGATGGAATTGATAGGGAAAAAACACCAGCACTGGGTAATCCTGTCGTGAATATTTTTAATATTGATTGAATGGATTTGTTTAATTCTTCCAATTCTTCAATCTTCGTTTCCAAATATTTTAATAGGTTGTTTATTGATTCAATTGCATCTGCCGCGAAAGATCTCATACCATCAGTAAATATTTGAATTTGAGCAAAAAATCTTTTTAGGTCTTCTAAAAGGTCTTCCAACTTCACTGCTTTGAAATTAGGTGGTGGTGCTTGTTGTTTCACCACTTCTTTAGATTTGACAATTTTCCCCTGTACTGAATTTTTAGTTTGAAATCCAGTTCCGCCCGGTCCAACGCTACCATGAGTCTCTAAAACCGTTTCCGTACCAGTTATTGTCAATAACACATTACCCGATTCTCGTTTGACTTTTGAGACTGATGCAGCTTCCGATTCGGTCAAATTGTTAATAAGTTTATATGAGTTTTTGGGAGGGTAGTCAATCTTTTCCATCGAATTTTGGTCAATATAACTACCTTCTTTTTTAAAATATGATACTTTTTGTAACAATGCGCCAGCTCCAAAATTATCAAAATCATATTTGTCAATTCTAGACAAACAACTAATTGTAAGGTTTTGTCGAACATAAGGAGCTCCGATATTTGCGTCATCTTCATCAGTAGTAGTTGTGGTTACTTTGGAAACATATCCTATTGCCTTATCTTCTGTGATTCCAAGTGCATCCTCAACAGATGTGTTTTTGACCGGACCTATTACCAAATCCCCTATTTCAAACTCGCCAGTTGTGTTATAATAATATTTTGAAGCATCTGTTGCGTGTTCATTCCATTGTGATTGGGATATTAATTGTCTCAAAATTTTTCTATCTTCTGAACTACCCCTTACTGTGCAAACATCCTGAACTTCAATTTCAGAATCATAAGCTTCAGTATCAGCTAGATTATCCAGTACTTCTTTTAATCCTTCACCCAATCCTTTGAGTCCTTTGGTAAAAAGACCATTCTCACCCCCAAAAAAACCAACGAATAAATCCAATACTTCTTTCAAACTTGCCGCATTTTTTGTCAAATCTGAAAATCCAATGACAACTATAATAGCCGCAACATCAGCACTATCCGAAAATTGTGGTCTCCTATCATCTAATTTGTCATCCATTGCAGCAACCATTTGAGCAATAACTTGACTTGGTGTTAGCTTGGCTAAACCAAAAACGTCATCTCTCAATGCCAACGCGTCATCATCTTTTCCTTTTTTCGCTTTATCCGAAGATTCACTTTTTCCTATAGGAATTTTATATGAACTTCTATCGAACACTCCATTGAGAGCAGTAATTCCGTTTTTTTCTAAAGTTTTATTAAATTCAGTCAATAATCCAGCTGAAGCTGCAATTGTATAATTGGCAGACAATATGAAGGGAGACACCGCAAGCAATACAGGATTTCCTTCAGCATCTGAGGGCAACACTTCATTTCCAGTAGGAGTTACTTCCAAAACAAAAAACCCTGTTCCTTTCAAATCATTCACAAATTTATCAATTTCATCTGCTATTACAACAAGAGCTAACAGTTGTGGATTTGTTGCTGCTAGAAGTAAAATTTTACCTAATTGAAAAGCTATCTTGACAAATTGAAGATTAGCATTAAGTAATGCCGAACCCTTCGCAGCATCTCCAGCTATTCTTGTAAGTGTATCATTTTGACCAAGAGTAACCTGAGCCCATTCGTAATCAGCCATTGTGTTCCTTTACTTTTTTTTCAAGGTCTCTTTTTGCTTCTTTCATAACTTCTATGGATTGATTGTTAAATTTCAACAATAACTCTAGATACTCTTTCATCTTAGGTTCTTTTTTCCCATCACCCCATTTTCCCCATTCGGGCGGTTTATTGGTTGTATTCATAATATTCTGACCTTTTAGATTTAATGTTTGCGTAAAGAGCATCTATATCTTCTACTGCTGATAATATTTTTTGATATAGTTTTATTTTCTTCCCAGCAAGAAAATTAGCATGAGCATAGATTGTATTTGCATATCCACCTCCACCATTGAAAGCTGTTCCTACAAATCCTCCAGCTGTCGCACCGTGATTGGTTGTTTTTGTTCCAGCTCCACCATTTGCAACACCCGCACTTTTTCCATTCACATATCCAATACGATTACTAATCTCCGTAATTCTTAATGCGAGTGCAGTTTGGAATGTTCCTATTCCAGTAATCATAGCAGCATATGCTGTGTTTGAATAAGTGTGAGCTTGCCCGTCTGTGTATCCATTACTCGTATCTCCTATCACCGCTTGATGAACTGTATTTGCAGTTGTAATCAAAGTAAACACAGCATTTACATCCGAATCAAATGTAGCATCGGTTTTTATATTCGGACTTGATGGTTCATTTGGGTCTCGAAAACCTGCACCAAAAGTTGCTTCATTTCCTGTCTGAAGTTTAGCGAGCATTGCGACAAAGGTAACTGTATTTGCGTTAGTCAAAACATCTTGGATTACATTATGAGTATAGTTTGTAGTAGTAGTAGCTGATCCTGCTACTACTTTTCTAAAAGTCGAGGTGCCACCAGAATCATCGGATATGTAAGTCACATCCGATGTAGTGTGTGCAACAAAAGTAGTTGTTATTATATTACCGCTTTCTACTGAAGTAAAAAATGTATCCACTCCAACCACTTCAGTCTGAGCAGCTCCATAGTCAGTAAAAGCTATATCAGCTGCGGCATCTCCACTAGAATCAAAAACATCTGT